TCCGAAATAGGTTATTTCCCTGTTCCTGGCATACCCTCAGTATGGAAGAACAAGGATTTTCGTGTGTTAGAAGATGCAGCAATAGTTTCTGTTATGGGATATGGAACGGGAGAAAATGTTCCGGACCTTATAACAGGTTTTGCTTCTCCACAGGGTTGGTGTAATATCAAAACCCGTGATGGAGACTGCACTTCTCCGGTGCTAGATGTTGACGGAAAAATAGTTGGCTTCTGGACGCATGGTAACGGTCGTGATTTTGGTCGTTTTGAACCCGTAACAAAAGAGTTCAAAGAAAGTCTTGGTAATGACGATATAATTTTGCACACTGGACTGGGTTTTCGGTCCAGCCCCCTCTCCCAACCGAACTGCTAGAGAGGCCGTTCTATGAACGGTATCCTTCTAAGTACAAGGAGAAGGATGGGGCAAAGGTTTTTAGAAATATAGCCTTTGTGTCGGAAGAACATGAACGCTACTTGCCGCAAATCTATTTTAGAATAGTAGGGCAAGTAACGCGAAACCCGCGCTATTTGAACAAGCGCGTCATGGATCCACAGTTAAAATGTTACATGGATGAAATAGGTTTTGAATTACCACCGGAATGGGATTTGCCGGTACCAAATCCAGATGCTGCTTATAAGTCGTTAGCGAAGTATGGGAAACCAATTTTGCCAATGACTGAAGAGCAGGTTCACAAAATGAACCGAGCATGGGAAATGACGGCCAGGCACTTTGGTGTGTATATGGCAAGTTCAAGAGTGTTGAGTTATGCAGAGGCAAAACAACATTTGGACATGTCAACATCAACCGGAGTACCATTCAATGCTCACCACGCAACTAAAGAGGAGCTTTTTGAAAAAGATCCGGATATAGATGAGTGGTTAGAGCAAGATTGGGAAACGATGGCCGAGCCAGATCTCATGTGGACGTGCGTCTTCACTAATTCCCTCAAAGAGGAAATTCGACCAGTAGAAAAGATAGCTGAGAATTCTCAGCGGACTTTTCTTTCAGGTGGTGTAGATGCAACAGTTCATGGAACACGTTTATTTGTGGATCAAAATGAGAAAATGTACGCCTCCCATTTACGATCGTCCTCAGCAGTGGGGATGAGTCCGTTAAAAGGGTCATGGGATGATTTATATAGAAAGCTAAATGTGTTCAAAGCAGGATTTGCTTTGGACGAGAGTCAGTATGATTCATCACTACGGCCTTATATGATGTGGGGTTGTGCCAGATTACGTTGGAATATGTTACGCGAGGCTGACCAAACCCTTGATAACTATCGGCGTATATTGGTGTATTACAGAAATCTGGTGCACACGGTAATAGCGTCACCAGACGGAGTTTTGATCATGAAGCAGACAGGAAATCCTTCAGGATCAGTGAACACTATTAGCGACAATACGTTGATACTTTACACATTATTAGCCTACGCTTGGATCA